ATTTATGATTTACAGAATGAAGAAGTTGGTACAACATTGAGAACAAACAATCAAAGTCCAATGAACCTTTACTCTGATGGAACACTCACCATTCTTGATGCCATGCAGATTGAAAATTTCAAAGTAAAGTTCCAGGATTTGTTTCCATATTCCTTGTCAACAATACAATTTGATGCTACGCTTGCTGATACAGAATACTTTACTGCAGAAGTCTCATTCAAGTATTTGAACTATAACATTGTTAAAGGTAGTGGATTTGTATGATCACTCTTGATAAAATTCAGGAGATGTGGGAAAAAGATGCAAAGATGGACCCAGACAACTTACATACTGAGTCATTAAACATTCCTATCCTACACTCCAGATATTATGAAATATATAATAACATTTATTTGCTTAGAAAAAAAGCAGAGCAACAAAGAAAAAATATAAGACATGAGCGTTATGAGTATTTTGCTGGAAAAGCAGATCCTGATGTTTACATAGATAATCCATTCCCTAAGAAAATTAGAGATAAAGAAACAATGCAAAAGTATCTTGATGCAGATGAAAAACTCTCAGGAATTTCTTTAAAGATTGATTATTATGAAACTATGCTGAGTTATCTTGAAGAAATTTTAAAACAGATAACTAATAGAACTTATCAAATAAAAAATTCAATTGAGTTCATGCGTTTTACCTCAGGATTAGGTTAATGAATCAGGAAGAAGATTTACCCTATTATAATGTAACTCTTGGAATAGATGATGTTAGAGTTCTACACTATGCAGTAACTGAGGCAATTCAGAAATGGCCAGGTTCTCCTGCCAGACCACAAGAAGAACAAGAATTGCTTTGGAATTCTAGAGATTGGTTGACAAAAATAATACTTGAAAATACATTTCAAAGCAAATAATAAATACTGTTAGGTGAAACTTCATCATGGCAGATTTGATTGTACAAAAAATAAATGAAGTATATCTACACATAAAAACTGAACCTCATATTGAATATGAGTTAAGAGATAGATTTACTTTTGAAGTGCCTAACAAAAAATTCATGCCTCAGTATAGAAGCAAATACTGGGATGGATATGTTCACTTGTTTAATATGAAAACTAAGAGGATCTATGTTGGTCTTCTTGATAAAATTGTAGCGTTCTGTGAGCAGGCAGGATACACATATAAATTTGAAGATAACAAGTTCTATGGTCCTCCTTTTGAAGTCAATAATATGATTTCAGAGGAGGGTGTAAAGGACTTTATGAAAGCAATCACACCACTAAAACCAAGAGACTATCAGATTGATGCTGTTCATGATGCTTTGAAATATAACAGAAAGTTATTGATCTCACCAACAGCATCTGGTAAATCATTTATGATTTATACTATCGTAAGATTTCATGTAAATGCTGGTAAAAAAATTCTACTTGTAGTCCCTACTACATCCCTTGTAGAGCAGATGTTTAAAGACTTCCAAGACTATGGATGGGATGCTGAAAATCACTGCCATAGAATCTATGCTGGACGTGAAAGGGTTAATACTAACGAAGTTACTATTACAACATGGCAATCTGTATATCAATTAGATAGAAAGTTTTTTGAAGCATATGATGTGGTCATTGGTGATGAGGCTCACCTTTTTAAAAGTAAGTCTCTTGTTGGCATTATGGACAAGTTGCACCATGCAAAGTATAGATATGGTTTCACAGGAACTTTAGATGGCACACAGACCCATAAATGGGTGTTAGAGGGACTGTTTGGACCTTCATACAAAGTTACTCAGACTAAAAAACTTATAGATCAAGGTCACCTTGCCACATTAGATATTCAGTGTCTTGTATTAAAGTATAAACCAAAAAAATTTGATACGTACGAAGATGAGATACAATATCTTATTGGACATGAAAAAAGAAATAAATTTATCACAAATTTATCTACAGATTTAAAAGGCAATACGTTGATTTTATACAGTAGAGTAGAAGCACACGGTGCCATACTTTATGAGATGATAAATAAAAAAGTCATAGAAGGAAGAAAGGTATTCTTCGTTCATGGTGGTGTAAGTGCTGAAGAAAGAGAACAAGTAAGAGAAATTACAGAGCAGCAGGATAATGCAATCATTGTTGCCTCTTATGGTACTTTTAGTACAGGAATTAATATAAAAAATCTACACAATGTTATTTTTGCCTCTCCATCAAAATCACGTATTCGTAACTTACAAAGCATTGGTAGAGTCCTAAGAAAAGGCAAAAACAAAGTTAAAGCAAAACTTTATGATATTGCTGATGATCTGACTTTAGGGTCAAGAAAAAATTATACACTAAATCATTTTATTGAAAGAGTGAAAATTTATGTTCAAGAGCAATTCAATTATGACATTATATCAATAAACATTAAAGATTAGGAGGACGTATGATAGAAGATGATTTTTATTGTACTATCAAATTTAAAAGTGGTGATGAAATATTTGCCAAAATAGCAGCAGAAGAAGATGATGATAGGACTATGTTATTAGTATCCAACCCTATCATGGTTGAAGAAATAAAAGTTAGAGGAACAGTAGTAGGGCATAAGTTTGAACCTTGGTTAAAATCAACCAAAGAAGATATGTTTATCGTAAACATAGATGATGTTTTAACTATGTCAGAATCAGAGGACATAGAAATGATTCTATACTATCAAGATTATATTAGAAAAATGAATAAAGGTAATCATGCGCAACTAGATAGAAAGATGGGATATCTATCTACAGTCCAAGATGCAAAAGAGGTTTTAGAGAAACTATATAAGTCTAGCTAGAACTAATCTTCAAAAGCAACAAACCCAGTCTACTGTTAATTCATAATGTTGTCAACGTTATGATTTACTGTTATAATATCCTCAGTAGATAAATGTTTATTATGCCCTTCTCATATACAACTATGCCAAGACCTAAAAAATCAGAACACTATGTAAACAATAAAGATTTTTTAGCTGCTTTGGAACAGTATGCAATTGATGTTGCGAGGGCAAAAGAAAGAGAACAACCAAAACCAAGAATTCCAAGATATATTGGAGAGTGTTTTTTAAAGATCGCTAATCATTTGTCATATAAACCAAACTTCGTGAACTACATGTTCAAGGATGATATGATCTGTGATGGTATTGAAAACTGTGTAAGGTATATCCACAATTTTAATCCAGAGAAATCTAAAAATCCATTTGCATACTTCACTCAAATTATCTACTATGCATTCTTGAGAAGAATTCAACAAGAGAAGAAGCAATTGGAAATAAAAAACAAGATTTTAGAGAAGACCAATTTTGATGAAGTCTTTGACTCCAACGACCTTGACGCAAGCAATTATTCAGAATACAATAGTATCAAGGATAATGTACATTCCAAACTTAGAAACTAATGCGTGTAGCAGTTATTACTGATACTCACTATGGTGCAAGAAAAGGATCTAAACTTTTTCATGACTATTTTGAGAAATTTTATAATGATGTTTTCTTTCCAACTTTAGACAGGGAAAAAATCACCACTGTAATCCACATGGGTGATGCCTTTGATAGTAGGAAAGGTATAGAATTTAAAGCACTAGAATGGGCAAAGAGAGTTGTTTTTGAACCACTCAAAGAAAGAAATATAACCATGCATCTGATGGTAGGAAACCATGATGCTTATTATAAAAATACCAATCATATCAATTCAGTAGATCTTCTTTTGAATGAGTATGATAATGTCATTACTTACTCAGAACCAGCAGAAGTAGTAATTGATAATCAACCTATATTATTCATTCCTTGGATCAATGAAGAAAATAAAGAAAGCACTTTCAAATGCATTGAAAATTCAACTTGCAAGTGTGCGATGGGGCACCTTGAACTCAATGGATTTAGAGCTCATAAAGGACTCGTCATGGATCATGGTATGGAAAGCAAACTATATCAGAAGTTCCAGCGGGTATTTTCGGGTCATTACCATACAAGATCAGATGATGGAAAAATCTTCTACATAGGAAATCCATATGAGATGTTTTGGAGTGATGTGAATGATGATAGGGGATTTGTTATTTTAGATACTGATGACTTTGGTTTTGATTATGTAAATAACCCATACAAACTCTTTCATAATATCTACTACGAAGACACACCATATCAAACCTTTGATGCTACTCAATATTGTAATAAAATTGTAAAAGTTATTGTAAAATCTAAGACTAATGTCTCATCATTTGAAAAATTTATTGATAAATTATATGATGCTAAAGTATCAGACTTAAAGATTGTAGAAAATTGTGATTTCAATAATGGATACTTGACTAGAGATGCTGATGTAGAAACAGAAGACACCTTCTCTATCTTGAATAGATATATTGAGGAGGTAGAGTTTTCTCTTGATAAATCAATAGTTCAATCTTTGATTAAAGAAGTTTATGAGGAAGCATGTGAGATAACATAATGTTTATTATTACAGTTGCAGGAAAAGAAAAAGATGGTGCATATTCTGTAGTAGATGATGAAGGAGAACAAGTCCTTTACATCTTTGAAGAAGAAGATGATGCAATGAGATATTCCATGCAGCTAGAAGAACTTGACTATCCTCTTATGCATGTGATAGAAATAGACGATGAACTAATGGTCCACACATGTGAGACACATGGACACAGATATACTATTATATCTAAAAATGATATTGTGATTCCCCCAGATAAACCTGATGATACTGTTTAAATCAATTTCATGGAAGAACTTCCTTTCAACTGGGAATCATCCAACTAGCGTTTGTTTTGATAATTATAATACATCTTTAATTATTGGATCAAATGGGGCAGGTAAATCAACTATTCTTGATGCGCTTACTTTTTCTTTATATGGAAAGTCATTTAGGAAGATTAATAAAGCGCAACTTATTAATACTACAAATGAAAAAAATTGTTTTGTAGATATTGAATTTTGTGTTAATAATGTAGATTGGAAAGTAGAAAGGGGAATCAAACCAAATATTTTTAAAATCTATAGGGATGGTGAAGAATTAGATCAAAGTTCTTCTGCTATAGATCAACAAAAATGGTTAGAACAAAATGTTCTTAAAATGAACTATAAGTCATTTACTCAGATTGTAATTTTGGGTAGTAGTTCTTTTGTCCCATTCATGCAACTACCAACTAATAGTAGGAGAGAGGTTGTAGAAGATTTATTGGATATTAAAATCTTTTCTTGTATGAATGAGATTGTTAAAACAAGAATGCGTCTGGTTAAAGATGAATTAAGAACACTTGAGTTGAAGAAAGAAAGTTTAAAAGATAAAGTTGACATGCAAAAAAACTTTATCCAACAGATTGAAAATCAAAGTAAAGATGATGTAAATAAAAAAAATGATGTAATTAATAATCTGATAGATGAGATGTCAGGTTATATGAAGAAGACTGAGTATCTTGATGAAGAAGTTAAAGCAACTCAATTATCTCTTCAAAATTTTGAAGGGGCCACTTCTAAACTTAAGAATTATGGTAATATAAAAGGTAAACTATCTCAAAAAATTTCTGGTATTGTAAAGGAACATAAATTTTTTACAGAAAATAAAGTTTGTCCTACATGTGATCAAAACATAGAAGAAACATTTAGAGTAAATAGAATTAGTGATTCTCAATCTAAAGCAGAAAAATTGCAGGAAGGGTATCAAGAACTTCTTCAAGCAATTAAAAATGAAGAAGAGAGAGAATCTCAATTCAAACAATTATCAGGAGATTTAAGTAAATTACTTAATGGCATTACTCAGAACAATTCTCAAGTCAATGGTTGTCAAAAACAAATCAAAAGACTTAAACATGAAATTCAAACTGTTACCATTCAAGTTGAAAACAGAAATATTGAACATGAAAAGTTAGAGAATTTTAGGAGTAGTCTTCAAGATACATTTGAAAGTATTTCAGATAAAAAAGAAAATGTAACCTATCTTGATTTTACTTATAATTTATTGAGAGATGGTGGAGTAAAAACCCAAATCATTAAAAGGTATCTTCCTGTTATTAATCAACAGGTTAACAAGTACTTGCAGATGATGGATTTTTATATCAACTTAAAACTTGATGAAGAATTTACAGAGACAATTGAAACTCCCATCCATGAAGATTTTACTTACTCTTCTTTTTCTGAGGGAGAGAAAATGAGAATTGATTTGGCACTCCTGTTTACCTGGAGAGAGGTGGCAAGAATGAAGAACTCTGTTAATACTAATCTATTGATTATGGACGAAGTATTTGATAGTTCTCTAGATGGATTTGGAACAGAAGAGTTTCTTAAGATTATAAGATTTGTTATTAAAGATGCTAATGTTTTTGTAATCTCTCATAAGGATGGACTTGAAGATAAGTTTGATAATGTGATAAAATTTGAAAAGCAAGGTAATTTCTCTAGGATAGAACCATGAATGTTCCAAATTGGCAGCATCATTCCAATAAACAACAGAAAGTTCATCTAAAACCTCAAGCAATTAGACAACGTAAAGAAGCATTACAATTTTTGAAGAAAAAGTTTAATGTGACAACAACTTCATTAAGTTAGCATACGCTGACTAAATAGTAGAGTGAGAGAGGTAAAATTATGCATAACCTGGTGTCTAGAAATGAATTAGCATCTTGGAGATGGGATGAAAAAAATTCATCAAATGAAAAATATGATCAAGTGTCTGATTATTTTCAATGCATTTCAGAATGCGGTATCATAGATCAAACAGCAAGGAGGTTTTGCAGACACATCCTAACTGAAGAATAACTTCAAATCACAAAACATAAGGAGAACAAAACCAAAGCCCCCTGCACCTTAAATAGTGTGGGGGGTTGGTGCGTGTGACAGTTTAGTTAGTGGTTGCAATGGGTTTTAAAACCTGTTGACCTGTGTATAATAAAGATATCAGCAAGAGACTTATGGCAATCAACTATGAAATCAAGTCCCAGTTGGCAAAATTGCTTGCTACTGAGGACCTGGTGGTTGAGCATAAGAATGTTGCCACAGCACAGTTTAATGTAGAGCATAGAGTATTGACCCTTCCTATGTGGAAACGTGCTTCTAACAGTGTTTATGACATGCTGGTGGGTCATGAAGTGGGACATGCTCTCTTTACACCTAATGATTGGTCTTTTGAGCGTAAGGTTCCTCAGCAGTTTGTAAATGTGACTGAGGATGCACGTATTGAGAAACTTATGAAACGTAAGTATGCAGGAATTAAAAAATCTTTTTACTGTGGGTATGAAGAATTAGCAGGACAAGATTTCTTTTGTATTGATGGTGAAGATGTTGATAATATGAACCTGGCAGATCGTGCAAACCTTCATTTCAAGATTGGTCAGTTTATTGATGTATCATTTCATAATTTTGAAGAGAGTAGGATTATAAAACTAATTAGAGATGCTGAAACATTTGAGGATGCTGTTGAAGCAGCAAAGCAATTGTATGCATATTGTAAGAAACCAAAGACTGAATCACAACC